CGCCTACAAGCGGTGTATATTCGTTCCCGTTCACGTAGCACATTGGGTTTTCGGCACGAATGACCACGTCCGCAAAATATAGAAGTTCTCCCTCGGCAACAAAGATTATTCTGCCTTCATAAATTTTCCGTGACATCATAAAGCCCCATGCTATGGATAACAACCTTAAGTGGGTCGCAAGTAGCCGAGTTGTGGAATTCTATTCTACAGACAGGCGCTTGGGTTTTTGTATTATATGGATATTGTACAATTAAAGAAGGTAATTGTGTGCGGAAATTAAGTGGGAAATTAAAGCCCCCAGCGGTAAAAAGATAACCCTGTCCACATCTGAAGTCGCTTGCTGTTGTTGCCGACTTTATTTGTGAATAATAAGCGAGGTTTTGCCCTTCGGTAACAGTATAGTCAACTACAACCACGTATTTATAGTTAGCAAAATAAGTAAAATTAACCGCTGAATTTATTGTGAGATTAACCCAATTAGTCCCTTGCCGCTTAGTAAATGTTATTTCCATCCCGTCATTTACTTGTGCCAAGCTGTAAGTCAGTTCGTTGTTTGGGTCTGTTTCTGTAAATGCCCAACCAGTAGGTACACCACCACTCCAAGTTTTAAAATCATAATTGGTATTAAGGGGTGCTATCTTCTTATCCAATATAATCTGTAATAACTCTGTCATGTTTCTTGCATAAATTTTCAGGTTGTCTCGCTTCGCAACAACGGGGATGGTTAGCGTTTCTCTGAAAAACGAATTGACATGTGAGAAGTCTTTTCCCGCCCTGTCATTCCTCATTCTCGGACTCCGAGACCTCTTCTAACGCAGCATTTTTTACGACATCATCCAGTTTTTCATATACTTCTGCTGGAAGTTCGAAAATTTCGCCCGCTGGATGATATTCACCCAGGATTATCACGGCGACTTTTGCCCTTACCCTGCATGTTTTCTTTCTTTGCATCCTTTGCATCCCCTTCCTCCTGGGGTTCGTATAGCTCTCTTAAATCCACGATATGCTTCCATCCAGGATCATCCTCGGAAATAACAGACCCAGCAAAATACCACCGTCCGACGTTCATAAGGTAGAAGTTTCGAATGATTTTGTATTTCATTATGCCCCCTGTAAAAGTTTAGGGGGCGGGACTAAGCCCACCCCCTGAAAAATTATGGAGATTTTACAACCACTGCGAAAGTGGCAGGAACCATAATGGCACTGTCTACATACACGTAGGCATCCAGGCGAACGGCAGGTGCGGCAGAATACGGGTTCACAAGAAGGTCAATGGCACCCCAGGTGACAACGAGAAGTTCGTCGAACTTTCCGAAAATGACTGTGTTGTCGGGAACGTTAGCGGAGACAAGCACACGGAAGCCGTCTATGGTGTTGTCCTGGCCAACGATGTATGTGGGATGCCCAGTTTCTCTGACGGTGGTTTTGAGGGTCGCAAAAGTAGCCGCATTCATCAGGAAGGCGTATTTTTCAGGCTCAATGTTTCCCGCAACAGCGCCGAATGTCTTTGTAACAAGATTGCTATACGCCCAAGCAGCCACTGTAGCATCCTTGACGGCGTATTCCGTTCCCGTTCCAAGGTTGAAATTTGCGATTCCGAGTGGCTGGTCAGAAGTATGTCCAGCCCCCTGGATGACTGCCTTCTCAATCCCATTCGCAATCGCGTTAGATAGGGTTTTTCTTATTACGTCCTCGATGTTTGCTTGTTTCAGAGCGTTTCTGTAGAACGGTGTCCATATGAAACCAGTCATTGGAGCAAGCTCGTAACCTTTTATATTCAGGTCGACAGCAGAACCACTGGTTCCCCAGGTCATTGCGGGATAGCTTCCCATCACAGCAACTGTGAAAGTTCCGACGGTATTTTCCACAACCTGGGCACCAGCCTTCTGTAAAATACCAGCAAGTGGGTATTCGCCAGCACCGTAGAACTTGGTTTCTTTCAACCCAGAAAGGTCGGTCACACGTGTGAATATCGATGTCGGCACATATACACCCTGGGCTGGTTTTCCCGTCCTTTTTTCTATTTCCTGGTGTATTTCGGCTTCATAGCCGTCTATCGCCTTTCCTTCCATTAGGGCATCGATGACCCTTTTTAGGCTGTATGTATTTTTGTCAATGGCTAAGTCTTGGGCTGGTATTGTGTCAATTATTCTTTCAGCCATTTTGGGCACCTCCTCTTTTCTTACTTCCTTCATTTCTTCTTTTGCCTCCATTTTTTGCACCTCCTCCCTTTTATCCTCTTTTGCCCTGCCAACCCCCACTGAAATGTCGGCAGGGATAGAAACGAAACTAAATTCCAGCGGCCTCCATTTGCGAACGTAGACCACTAGCAAACCGTCTCTCTCGTCTGCAACCTCTGTTTCTAAAATTTCATACCCTACTGATGTGTGTCTGAGAATACCCTCTTCTATGAGTGTTTTCCACGGCTCAGCAGTCTTCGAGAGCCTATACTGAACGTAGAGCTTGCCATTGCGAATCGCCCATCCTTCCGAAACCCCAATAATCTTGTCTCTGTCGTGATTGACCAGGACAGGGATGCCGGCCTTGAGATAGTCGTCTACAATTGCACTCCTATCATGTTCCAACACCTCCCAATACCCCCATCTTCGAACAGGAGTTACTGAGGAAATCGAAACTTCGAAAACATCCTCTTCTTTCCTTTCGATGTCGGCCTCTCTAAACGATACAGTCGGTATGTCTATGCCCTTTTCTTTCTTTTTCTCGTCCTCCTCTTCCCCATATTTTTCATCAATCATTTCCAGGAGTGAACTCGCAGCCTCAAAAACGTTGTCATAGCCTTGCTGTGCAGCACGCTGCTTTGCGGCTATTACACCGTGCCTAAACACCGTGACCTCGTCGCCTTTGAGCTTTGCAACAGGGAATTTGTATGTGCTTTTCGCGTCCTCACTCCCCTCATCGTCATAGGCGATGTGAACGTTCATAAACACATCCCAGCCCTTTTCTTCGATCAATTTGTTCTCGTCGGACGCCTCGAATTCCCAAGAACTTTCCAAGTCCACGCGTCCGCGAGAAATCAGGTTTTTTATATAGTCTACGCTTTTCTGTCGCACCTTGATTGCCATTCTATCACCTCCTTTTAAGCCCTCCTGCCGAAACAAGCAGAAGGGCAAAAGTTGAATCATTCATATCCGAACGGTAAAATTATACCTTTTTCTTTCATTTTCTGTTTTTCCAATCTAATGTCTTCCAGATGTTCCTCAAAATCCTTCCCTTGTTGCGCCAAAACATCCGAGAACGTTGTAAGTCCAAGGTCCAGCATAGAGCGAAGTGCCTGTGCGTCCTTCAGTGGGTCCACCCAGTCCCAGCGTCTACCCGTCCAGACAGGTTCCACATTCTGGCGATCGAACGTGCCGAGCTGAACTCCACGGTCATACCAGGTCCAAAATATTGGATTGAGAACTTTTTCCACGAAGATTTTTTGCATCGTTTTGTAGAACTCGCGCTCCTCCAACATCCCCACACGTGCGCTGGAATAGTTCACACTTTCAAGATCATTCGCCAAACTGACGTAGGAAATTCCGAGTCCGGAAGCAACAGAACGTAGTATAGCCTTTTGAAACTCCGCAAATGTCGTCTTCGGATGCTGCGCGTCGAAAGTTTTCACGTCCACGCCAGGTGGGAGCTGAACGAACTGCCCTGGGCTAACCTCGTCCACGAGCGTGCCGTCTCCATACTGCGAGTCCGCTATAACTTCTCCTGGATTCTGCACGATGTAGAACCCCATTTTCGCAGACGCAATGCGTGCCGCTACAAGCTCCGCCTCTTCATACCCCGAGAGATGATGCAGTGCAATCATGACGGACGCAGCCTTCGGGTAGCCCCGAACTTGCTCAGGAAAATCCTTCACGAAGAAATGAACCACCCTTTCGGCTGGAACGAAAACCTCTCCCTGGCGCGCATCCACAAACCGATACATTTTTCGCCCATCCGCAGACATTCCGACGCCAAGCACGAACGTGTATTTCCGACGCTCTATCGTCCTTTCAAGATTTACTGGCGGACAGAAAATCGGAGAAAGAACTTGGAAAGTGGTTTTGTTCTCGCCGAAAACGATAAAACCCTCGCCGTATATAGTCAGAAGGTTCAGACACAATCTCTGCACCTCATACCACGTATGCTTGTCCACGTCAGCCCTGTCAATCCACTCCAAAAACCCTCTTTGCACTCGCTGTTTGTAGTCCGCTATATTCTGTGGATCTCCCGTTCCTCTCGTATCAAGTTTGACGCGAAGCTGAAAACCATTAGGTCCGAGAACGTTTTGTGCCACGAGCTGGACATATCGCGCGAAGTATGGATTGTTCTGATACAAGTCTCTTGCACGCGCCCAAAGCCTTTCGAGAACTCCGTTTTTAAGGTCGTCGTTGATGGATTTTTCCTGTCGCAACCAGTCCGCGAGCAGGTCGTTTATTGCTGCGGCTTTGAAAAACCGTTTTTGCTCCTGTCTTTTTGGACGCGAAAAAATGCGCTGAAATATATTCATCCCGTGAACCTCGTCTGAATCTTCCTTGAAACTCTTTCCCCGTTCAGGAGTTTTATGGCGTTTTCTATCCGCTCGATTTCTCGCTCCACGAACTGCTTCGCCCGAAGCATTTCGTCGAAACTACGATATCTGACCGTTCTTCCCGCGATAGAAACTTCCAGCTGAGAAGCCCCCTCTAAAAGGGCTTCCTCAAGCCGGCTTTTCAGTTCTCTGTAAAACTCCAAATCTGCGGTGAGATTTTCTATTTTCATTGTGCCCCCTCTTTAAACAGTGTATGCCATTTTTCAAACCCCCTTAAATTTCATAGTCTACCAACTTCATAACAACCGCCGGACTACTAGATAAGCCACCTGGAAGGGGATATGTATTCCCACGGAACACCCTGATGTCATATTTTGCCGGCACGTCCATAGTCAATTATATATTATACAGTTTTTTTCACAATTTGTCAAGTCCTACCAATTAGTTATCCAGTTTCGTTTAAACTTGTTAATAAAATTTGGCTGTCTTTTTGTATTTTCACCACTTTGAGTATCTTTTTTCGAGGGAGTAGGTTCTATGTCACCAACCAGATAGAACCCCGCGAGCGCATAGACGGTAGCATCCAGAGCTTCGTTCCGCTCTCTAATCTTCTTCCACCCCCTGACCAGCATTCCACGCGAAAACCGATTGTAAGGCTTCTCCGCTGTAAGTTGTTCGAAAAACTCCCTGCGCAGGTGTGCCGGAAAGTGGAAAAATTGCTTGTCAGTAGCATTCAAGCGTGTGTAAATTATGTCTTTTGCAGTGTCTACGCCCACATGAATGATAGGGACGTTGTATTTGGTTCGCGAGATTTTCGCAATAACAGGATATGCCCCTGCAAGTCCTTTGGCTGCGAAGACACGTTCACCACGATGCGCTTGGCAGAAAGAATATACGTCCTGGGTAAAGGCACCAGAGTCTACCAGCGTGGCCTGCAAACGGATAGTGTAGCCATCCTCCGTGATATAGTCCCTATCTATCACTTGTGAATATAGCGTGTTCCAAGTTTCAGAAACCGTAGGCGCTCCCCAAATAGTAGTATGATCTACGACAAATATTTCCTCGTCTTTCGTCCGCCCCAATACAACCGCTTCCAAACGGTCGGACTGGACATCTACGCCACACGTGATATACACCACAGGAGCTGGGACTTCTGCACGATATTGCTCACGCATGCGCATCAGAGTGTCTACAATAGAGCGGTCATACTCAGGAAGCGTATCGTCTTCTCGCCAAACCTCGGCAAGGACGGTGTTTACGAAAACTTTCAATTTTTCTGGTTTTTTCCGAGCTTCCAAGAAATCCGCTACCAGCGAAGACATCGATATCCACGGCGAATATATTGCCCAAAGATTATATCCTATCCATCCCTTCTTTCGCGGTTTCACCGTCGGCCTCCACTCGCCGTGCCGGACTGCTTTCTTCAATGCTGGGTCGTCCCAATGGGCATGGCAAAATGCGCATTCATAGTAGGCCGTATCTGGGTCTTGGTTTTCCCAGTGGACATTTTTCCACTCCAAGACCTGAAACTCTCCGCATACAGGACACGGCACGAAAAATTTCCGCTGGTCCGTCTCGTGAAAGAGCGAATGCACGCGGGACATAGTGTCGATTGTGGGTGTGGAAACTACTACGATTTTCGAATTCCAGAAATTTTGGGTGCGTCGCATCGCAAGTGCCACAGGGTCCCCTTCTCCTTGGGTGTCAATCGGGAACCTATCAACCTCATCCAGGAGAAGCACACGAACAGGTTTAGATGCAAGCTCTGCGGCAGAACCAGCAGAGGCTATGGAAAGATATCCACCCGGGAAGACTTTCATTTTCACGGTATTATTCGGGTCGTTCCCCTCTTTGAACAAACTTCGCAACACAGGCGTGTAGTCTATCATGGGCTGGACGCGATACTTGGAAAAGTTAGTCGCGGTTTCTTCTGTGGGAAGCAAAAGCAGAATCGGCGATGGCTGATAGTGCATATAGTATCCGAGAACATTCAGAAGTATTTCCGTTTTTCCCGTCTGGCTCGCCCACTCCAAAACTACCACGCGCGTTATATCGTCGGAAACTACATCCAGAACTTCTTTTTGATATGTGGCACGTCTTGAATACCACTTTCCTGGCTCGGCAGAAGACGTCGGTGGCAAGATCCTATATGTGTCCGCCCACTCTGAAATGGAAAGTTTTTTGGGTGGTGCCAAAAATTCAGTTGCCTGCAGAAGTTTTTCGAATTTCATTCGCAACGTCCTCTCTTAGTTCTGCCAACACATTCGTGATTTCCTGTTCCAATGTCTTCTTTGCCTCTGAAATATCCGCACTCGCAACCATTGGCGCAAGTTTCGCGGGAAGTTGCAAAAGTCTCTCTCGGATTGTAGCAAAAATGGAAGCCCACACCTGTATGACTGCGTCGATCTCCACCAGTTCGCCTTCCCTTTTCCGCCTTTCAAGCTCCATCTTTTTTCGCTGTTCCTCGAGAACTTCAAGGCGTTTTAATTCGATTTGCTTTTTTATGTCAGATCCTCGGTAGTAGCTCACGAGGAGGTAGATCGCTTCCAATGGGTCGATTTGTCCGTCCTTTACGTGGCCGCGCATGATGTCCTTGAGCCAGGAATACGAGAGTCCTGTCACCCTGCTAATTTCCTGGAGCTTTACTTTGGGATACTTAGGACTTGCAATTGGTTCAAAGCTTTCGCTTTGGACTTTGGCTTCTTTTGGCTTCTTTTGGCCCATCTTCGGAACTCCTTGTCTGTTCTTGGTTTCCATCAGATTCCGTTTGGCAACTTTCGGGTGCGTTGCGGAAAACGGCAGGCGGGGGCGCCCCCGCTTTCCCTTGCGACAGTAAGGACCCAGCAATTTTCATTAAAATTTTTAACAGAAGTGGCGGGAATTATTGATGGGCAAGGATTTGAGAGTTGTATTATTCTGTAATC